GCAATAGATCGCGAAATGCATCGTCGTGATTGCCAACAACATAGGTGACTTTGGTATTGTTCTTTGCGGCTTTGAGAATTTTACGAATCACATCAGTGTGTGATTGCAGCCAATAGAATTTTCTTTTCAATCGCCATCCATCAATAATATCACCGACGAGATATAGATTTTCGCTTGAGTTATTTTTCAAAAAATCGCATAGCAAATCGGCTTTACATCCCCGAGATCCTAGATGGACATCGGAAATAAAGATTGATTTGAATTGCATTGGAGACTCCCAGAACTGGAGTCAGTATATAGCGCAAAAATATTACGATTAGATTAAAATTCGGTTCATCTTCCCCCCACTGCGCAATGGGTGCTAGATTGTACTTTTCTAGCGGGATCCTATAAAACTCAGCGCCGTGCGCATGACCTCTACACCGAAAGGTTGAGGCGAGTGTTGTTATTTAGTAAATTATCCCATTGAAACTGACTTGACATTGTTAACTTTAAACGAGCGCCATCCATTTGCGTCTAGATCCCACACAGACACATTATCATTACTAGATTGACGAGCAACGACTGTTCCATTAGTCTTTGGTGCATTAGGAATATGCTCGCTCAACAATGTACACTTCATGATGCGCTCTTCACCGTTGACCTTTGTGAAGGTCACAGTAACAATATTATTTCTCAACAACTCATTTAAATTTTCTTTGTCGAAAATCATACTTGCTTCACCAATTGTTTAATTGTATTGTTAGGAAATTGCCAATTTACAAGGATTGCTTTAAACATACTTTTAATTGTCTTTTTAGGTACTGACTTATCCTTGACCATCATACCATTATACCCTGCTTTCGCTTGATTGTCAATAAAAAACTTCACATCACCAATATATGCACACAAAATTTCAGCAGAGTTATGATCGTTTTCTTTATAAGTTAGGACATGATACTTGTAGCCCAATTCATCTGGCTCGGTGTATCTGTCTTTGTATGAGTATACCGTGGAGTCAACATTAGCAAAATTATTTTCTTGTGTGACATGCCATAATGCACCGTCACAAGAGTCGAATTCTACTGCCATTTTAGTTGCCTCATATCTTTAGTTGTTGCGTTTGCTTATCAAGCATATATTTCGCAATATACCAAGCGTCAACAATGTCCGTAGTTGGGGATCCAAGTTTCGTCGTAGGAGATATTATACTATGTAAATCTACAAGAGTATCCTTTACAAATACATCATACATCTTTTCTTTTGTAGCGTTGCCCTTTCCAGTTGCATATTTCTTGATAACAGTTGGTGGCACTGTAAAGAAACGGTATCCTTGTTTGTATAGCATGTATTTAAGGATGCCGCAATTTTCAGCAAGATTAAACACCCTACCTTTAGAGCCGAAAGAATAATCTTCGATGAGGATTACAACTTCTTCTCTATCAAAACCTGATAAAATGCCCAGAACCCAAGAAGCAATATTTTCGTATCGCTCTTGGTCTGTTAGATATTCTGGATGCTGGTCGCCAAGAATATTGTGAAATTTTCCTTGGACTGTTTTTCTATCGTTTAGAAAATAGAAAAAACTATTTGTAAATGTCTTATCGCGACTAATGCAAACGCAGGGAGAAGTTAGACTGTAATCAATTCCAACGACGATCATCTTCTTCGTCGTCTAAACGATTAATGATGTCATCTTGCTCGTCTAGATAATCCTCATCATTGTCATCATTAAAGTCTAATTCTTCGCTCTCGTTATCATAGAAATCGCCACAGAATGGGCAATGACTTGGTGAATAACTCACTTCATCATCGTCATATGATAAAGCAAATGAAGATCCACAATTATCGCATGTTAGTTTTAGATCAGGCATTGTTTTTAACCTCGTAATCGTATCTATCGTCATCAGAGAGAACCCACTTGGCTGTATTCTCTACAGACCACATTTGCGTTCCAAGTTTTCGTTCAATAAGATTTTGTCCAGGCTTCGTAACAAAGGACGGCTCAAATGCGCGGCAGCGATTGTTTGGCTGAATTGCAAAATTACCATCATCAAGTTTAATCACATGACCACATTTATGTTGCCCTGGGACTTCGCTAAACCCAAGATCTGCAATGTTCTTGTCTTCATGCGCCCAGTCTAGCGTAAACATATAAGTCCCTTCATTCCATTTCTTGTTTCTATCAATATACTTCATACGCTTATTGATCAAGAAATCGAACTGCGTAACTCCAATGTATGAACTGAAAGAATCCCACAGAACTAGATTATATAGCGACGCTTGCGGCGCAGGAGTCTTATGACAGAAAGCGTGTATCGGCATGCGAAACCAAAGCCCTTCGTCTTCCATGATGAAATGAAAAAGTGGGGCACGATGCGGTATCGACGCCACACCGAATATAAGGACTGGAAGATATGAGTCTTTCGCTTCATCGAACTCTGGTCTGTTCTGAAGAAAGTTAGTCCGCACATAACATTCTATGGGCGGTATGTTAGCGTTTATGTATGCCATAGGTTTATATAGCTCCGATGTTTTGTAACAACAAATTTGTATGTTGTTTAAACCTATTGTTGTTGGAGTACAATTTCCAGTTGTCATTAATCAACAATTCACCGATTAGATCTATCATTTCTTTTGGTGTGGAAAATTCGCGTATTAAATTATTAAAATAGTTTTTATTGGATCGTTCGCTAATAACACATTTGCTATTAGTTAATGCATAAAAAATTCTAGTTTGTTGTTGCCTAGATTCAGCGTCACTTGGGTTTAAATTTAATATAATCTTGCTTCTAGCAATATATTTATCTAAATTATCACCCCAAGCGTTATGGGCATAAACAAATGACGACTTCAAAACTGTATCGAAATGAGACATATATGAATTATAAAATGCGTCGTAAATAAAATTCATTCTTCTTGGAAACATAGTGCCATAAAATAAAACATCTATATCTGGATTAGTTGAATTTTTAATTTTTTCTAATGATTTAGAATATAAACACGGTTTATGTTTAGCATTAATACCATATTGCTTCAATATTTTAATATTATCTAGATCATAATCCCAAACTTCATCTGCTATTTTTAAATTGTCAACAATGGTTTCAATAAAATGCATATTTGACTCTATCAGTGGCTCTAATTGGTAGATTATTATTCTTTTATTTCCCACTAGTGGTTTAAATTCATCAATAGAATGTTTAAAATGTGAACCAACAATAATTGATGCATCATCAATATTTTTCGCGTAATTGTCATCTAGCATCTTGGCTATATCAGCCCAATGATCTCCATAAAAATTAGTCCATAGATATTTCATTTATACATCTCTTAATCAAAGAAGAAAAGATGGAACAATCTGGAATTTATTATCGATTGACCAAAATATTCATTAGCAGCATGTATACACTTTGCATCAAAAAGAACCAATCGATTAAATACATTTCCAGCCGTATCTACAAGTTCAAATTTAGATCTATCGTAGTATCCGCCATTAAATGCATATTCTGCTCCTACATCAGTTTCACATCTGGCACCAGTCGCTTTGTGCGCGAATAATGATGTTCCGCTTTGGTATGGTGCGCCAGGAGTTAAGTAAATCATTCCAGCCCAAGTTTGGTTGTCCCAGTGATACACTAACGCATCTTCTGGGGTGCAATACTGGAACACACCATTCATTCCATGCTCATCCCAAACAGTAATCTTTTTACCAATAATCTCTTCAAACCTCTGACGCATCTGTGGCGTTTTGTACGACTGAGTTCTTTTACCCTTGTAGTATCGCAGATCCTCAGTGTATTCTAATTGCAAGGCAAAGTTTCTAACCAGTTCTGGGTCATCATAAAAGTCATCAACAATAAACATTCGCTTCGTGTTTTCTTTCTTTACAGCAAATACAGTTCCAAGATGAAGCGTTGTATACTGCGCAGTCAACTCACTTGCAATTTTATGCAAGTATTGCGGGTGTGTACCAGTGTCATGATAAAGGTTTTGATTAATGAGAAAGAAAAACTCTGGGAAAGGATTCTTCCGTTCTGGTTGCATCAGTTTTTCTGTGCATTGAACCATCCTTCGATAATCCATCAACTCCCAATATGTTTCGGCGAGATTAACAAGGTGGTCGTTTCTTGGTGGGGCAAACTGTTCTGATTCTTTGTAGAATTCAATTGCCTTGTAATGCTCGTCTAGAAACCTATATGCATTACCAATACTGTTCATGGCAAAGTAAGCCATTTCGTCAATATTTTTTGCTTTCTTCGTATTGCTATAATCGTGCGTATAGTCTAAGATTTGTTGAAAATAAAATATGCAGCGGCGAGCATATTCCTTCTGGTGAATGTCTTTTAGTGGGAAAAAGTTACCACGATAGCAATCTTCATACGACTTACCAATATACCAAAAATGATACAGGTCAGTCAACATTGTTCCTTCGCGAATTAATCGCTCTTCTAACTTTAACGCATCGCTAACATATTTCGTTGGAACGGTATAACTTTCTCCCTGCATCACACCGCCAATTAATCTAAACTTATATCCTAGATTTTTGCGTTCAAAGTTTTCACCAACACCTTCTATGTCTAGATAGATGGTCTCATGTGCTGGATCGTGATTGAAACGCCACGGTAACTTGGCGTTCCAGATCCATGCTCTGAAATAGATTAGAGGGTCAGCAATAGATGTTACATGAAATGCTTGAGTAGAATGATTGTCAAACGGCGACCAATCAAAGTCACTATCGACGATTAATGTCTCGTCGCAATCCATCTTCATAATCCAGTCACAGCCATGTTCTGTTTGGCGGCACTTCTGTAAGAGATGGTCACGATTCCAACCGAAGTTTACCCAGCCTTCTTCAACTTGGTAAACAAATCCTGGGATATTGTACTTTTCCTGCCATGCCTTTACAACTTCTGGTGTTCCATCCGTAGAACCATTATCCTGTAGAATCCAGTAATCGATATACGGAGCAACAGATTCTAGCATCTTCCCGATGTTCTGCGCTTCATTCTTGAACATCGAGATCATTACAATTTTAGTTTTCTTGTTCATATTTTTACTGGGTGTGGTCTACGCTTATCAGACTTAATGGCAACTAGCCAAGCATCTGTGATTGCAATATTATCGCTTCGTGGTTCCCACCAAAAGGTATCAAGTTTAAATTCCTGAAACCGAATCTTGTCGTTACGAATAAACATTGCCTTATCTTTTCTGGTGTAATACCAGAAGCAGTTCTCGTTCCAGTAACTCACATGCGTTGGGTCTTGAAATGCGCCGCGACCATCTGTTGAAGGCACCTGTATGAATACCCAACCATCATCAGCAAGAACACGGTAGATCTCAGCCATAATCTTGTGTTTATCGTTAAGATGCTCTATAATATGCGAAGCGTTGATTACACCAACGCTGTTATCTGGAAGCGGAATGCCATTATTAAGGTCAGCGGTAACATTACCATCTTCTAAATCAATATTGATATTGCATCCAGCCCGAGGATTAATTCCTCCGCCTAATTCTACAATATCCAACCCTCTGTCTTTCGCATCTTTACACGCAAGATCCCATGCATACTGCTTAAACAACTCTCTAGTTGTATCTTGAATTGCTTGATTTCTTTCTAACCAAGTATTGTTACCAGTAATCCTGTAAACATACAGGGGCTTATTGATATGATGCATCTTGGTGTTCAAGTATGTGCGAATAACCAATTCATGATCATCGCATATATCTAGATTTACATTATGACCACCAATGGACACATAAACACTTTTACGCCATGCTCGAACATGGTCAGGCGCATACCAGATATACGCCATGCTGTGGCTTGTTGGTGCAAAAGAATTCATTGAGTAATGTTCTTTGCCACGCCACATGACTTTTTTATAAGTCCACCCATAATGAGCATCGTATGGTGTAAATTCATTGTTTACATGATAGGTGATACTATCACTGTATACAAATCCAACAGTAGGATCTTGAAATGCTTTGTATAATTCTTCTAAGCAATCTGGTGTGAGCATATCATCATGATCGACCTCAACAAGAACATCACCTGTTCCTAGATGAAAGGCTTTGTTCTTATTGAAGCCGATTTTAGAATTGATCTCATCACTCACAACAATTTTAATGCGCTCATCAGACTTAATGGCAACTAGCACTGGGTAATTTACTAGAGCATCCAAACCACCTTCCACACCATTCAAATAAATCACCCACTCCCAGTTCTCATAAGTTTGAGCAACAAGACTCTCATACAAGTCACCCAGAAACGAGTTCTTCAGGTGAGTGGGTGTTATAATGCTAAATTTCACAGTTCGCAGACTCCTGCCGAGCAAGCCAATTCTTTTGCTGAAGTTGTTGTATCTGTTTCTTCCATAAACTCTACCCAATTGATATCCACATTTTGGCGAGCAAGAAGTTCGTTATACAACGATTCATCAATTTCTTCGTAAGGTGCTTGACGATATGAACCGTTGTCGCGTGGGAGGAAAGAAACACCTGAAAGAATCGAGATGTTCTTGTAAACCCATGCACCAACTTCCATCCACTCATCATCACCAACATATACAGTGATAGATGGCTTGTGTTCACACCAGTGGTCTTGATAGATCTTCCAAAGTTCCAACTGTTCAATCGCAGTCATGTCGTTGCGTGTAACAGAGTTCTTTGGTGCCTTCATTGGGAATGAGAACACCCAATTTGACTTGCTGTAGAAATCTTCCTCAGCAAAGTATCCCTTGTTAATCATAAACTGAGCAAGAGGATCCTTCATATCAGCCCTAACTCTACGAATATAATATTGGGCATAGCGTGGGTGAATGCCTGAAGCGGAATCAACCAACTGTGATACAGTACCTGAAGGTTTGACGCAAGTAATTGCAGCCGACTGTGGAACACCAAGAGCATGTGCGAATTCCTTATTTGTTTCAACGCAATGAAGTCTGATAGCATCCAATGCATCAGCAAGTTTTTGTGATGGCTTATTAAGCAACTTGTTATCACAAATACCAGTAAAGGAAACGCCAAGTAGTCTTTCTTCATCGCAATTATTCTTCCACTTCTTATTGATGTAGCGGAAGTCTGTTAGCGTTGACTGAAGTGTACCAATGATTGTAGCCAAACGAGCCTTACGCTTCAATGATTCAACATCATCGTTTGCGCGAACAACGATCTCAGAAAGATTACAGAACTCAAATGGGCGCAAGATAATTTCAGAACATGGGTTTGTGCCGAACTCATGCTTCGGATCACGACGACCGTTCTTTGCAGCAACAGCCTGTGAAGCAGCACGAGAAAAGATACCACGCTCGCCAGACTTTGACATATAAAGAGCATGCCATTCATTCATGAATGTATCCATGTCTACTCGTTTGTCATACACTGCCGAAATATTTGCAAGTGCTCTTTGCCCATTGTGCGTCCACCAGTCACCTGACTTTGCATGACGCAACTGGTCATCGTTGAGGTCAGTTAGAGAAATGAGAGCAGAACGGCGAACACCACCGCAAACAACAATATCAGCAATCTTGCATACAATGTCATGGCACTCCAAGGTAGACAGTTTCCTGCCTCTTGCCTTTGTAAAGATATTGAGAGTGAATTTGAATAGATCGACCAATGGTTCTGGACCAGATGCGCGACCACCAAATACCTTTAGACGCTCACCTGCTGGGCGAACCTTTGATACATCCCACTTCGCGATCTTACCAGAATACAGAAGCGAAACGATTTCACGATAAGCAGAAGCCCAGCCAATCTTAGAATCAGCAACGACAACGGTTGTGTCTGTTTCGTGTAGTTCTTCTGGAACTTCTGGAAGTTTGTTAGTGTACTTTGATTCAACAGAGAAACCAACACCTGTTCCGCACATTAGAACATACATGATTTCATCAAATGCTTTTGTATTATCAATGGCAACATACGAGCAATTATAACCAGCGACTTGATCCTTTTCCAAAGCAGGTCCTGCGGTCATCAAGCAACGCATTGATGGCATGACTTCTAGGTTTAAAATAGCAGTGCGCAATTCATCCCAAGGAACTTTCTTATTGTTGTCTGTTTTGCTCTTAAAATAACTGATGTATCTGTCAACAGTTTCATCCCATGTTTCTCGACGACCTAGATCATCGTTGAATCGTGCATATCTGGAAATGTGAATGAAATCTTGATAGATGCTAGGAAGTCTCGTAGCCATGATTGCTCCTTATTATTCTTGTGCGATGAATTGTGTTGATAGAGGGAATATTTCAGCAATAACCTTGGCGCACTCTTTCGCGATATCCATATGTTCTTTTTGAGTGCCGTTACCGCTTCGGAGTTGTATATAGTGAATCCAAGATCTTAATGTACCGCTCATGTACATACGGGACATAGTTAATCCCTCTGGAAGAACAGCACGAGCCTGTTCTTTAGCAATATTGTTATCGATTGCCCATCTGTAGACTTGTTTTACATGGTCAAGTAATTCTTGTTGCTTTCTATTCCATTCATACTGTACAAATAATTCTGCGCCAGAAATAGAATTTTGGCGGTTAGTTGGGTCTTGAAGTCTCGCTTCTCGGGTAACAAATTCCAGGTCCTTTGTTGGGTCTGCGTAACGCTGCGAGAACTCCTGAAAAGAAAACGAGCGATGGCGAAGAATCTGACGAGCAATGTCTCTAGTTGTTTCAATTTCTAGA